ATGCCAGGTGGGGTCACTCTGAACGGTGAGATGATTTATAACGATGCTGTTGAGGAATTAAAGATCCTTGACGAACAACTTCGTACCACTTGGGAAACACCACCCCTAGACATGATAGGATGATATGGCACTTAACAGTTTCTTCACCCAAGGTACAACAGGAGAGCAAGGTCTCGTACAAGATCTCGTCGATGAGCAGATTAAAATGTTCGGCAAGAACGTGTACTATATCCCAAGAACACTCGTCAAAGAAGATAGTGTCTTCGGAGAAGATGCACTATCAAAATTTACTGGGGCATTTGAAGTCGAAGTATATTTGGAAGATGCTGGTGGTTTTCGTGGTGATGGCGACATCTTCGCTAAGTTTGGTGTCAGAATTCAAGATCAGGTTACCTTCATTATTTCCAAACGACGCTTCACGGCAGCAGTAGATGATAATGCTGCTTTAATTGTAGAAGGTCGTCCTAATGAAGGAGATCTAATACACTTCCCTATGGTAGGTAAAACTTTCCAGATTCAGTATGTTGAACATGAACAACCTTTCTTTCAGTTAGGTAAAGTATATACCTGGGGTTTGCGTTGTGAACTCTTTGAATACAGTGATGAAGATATTGATACTGGTGTTGCAGAGATTGATGCTATTGAACTTAATCATGCCAATGCTGTTGGTATGGTGATGGCAGAAGGTGGTACAGGTTCGTATACAGTCGGTGAGACTGTTACTGGTGCTGTCACTAACACAACTGCCGAAGTGAAGTCGTGGGATGATACTACTAGAACTCTTATTGTTATCAATAGAAGTGGTAGATTCTCATCTGGTGAAACTATGACAGGAGACACTAGTTCTGCTGTCTGGTCTACATACACTTATAATACTATAAATAATGTGAACTCGGAATATGATCAAAACGTGGCCATTGAAACTGATGCTGATAACATTATAGATTTCACACAAACTAATCCATTCGGTGAGTTTGGTAATAAAGGGAGTACAATCTAATGCTAGGAACTTATTCATATCACGGTATAATTAAAAAAACCGTGGTTGCTTTCGGCACACTATTCAATAACATTGAGATCAGAAGATCCCAAGGATCCAAAACTGAGGTCATGAAGGTGCCTTTGGCATATGGACCTAAGGATAAGTTCTTAGCACGTTTGCGTCAACTTGGAGATCTTACAACTAAGGATCAGGTACAGATCACTCTGCCTAGAATTGCATTTGAGATTCAAGCAATTACATATGATCCGACAAGAAAGTTATCACCTACACAGTATATCAGAAATACTACTGCCGCTGGTGCCAACAATAAGGGATTCATGCCAATCCCATATAACATTAATTTTGAATTAGCAATCCTTAGTAAGAATCAGGATGATGCTCTTCAAATCCTAGAACAGGTCTTACCTTTCTTTCAACCAAGTTTCAACATCACAATGAACTTGGTGCCAGAACTTGGGGAGAAGAGAGACTACCCAATTACATTATCAAGTATTGACTATGATGATCAGTATGAAGGGGACTATGATACTCGCAGAACTTTAATTTATACTTTACAGTTTGTCGCTAAGACATTCTTATATGGTCCCGTACAGGATAACAGTGGTGAAATTATCACCAAAACAATTGTTGATTACGCTACGGATTCTGTTAGGACAGCACCCAGAGAGGTACGATACACCGCTACTCCTGCATCAACAATTGATAGAAACTCTGATGCAACAACTACATTGTCGTCAGCATGTGATGATAATGATGGAATCATCAAAGTAACAGATGCGTCTGGTCTTGTTGTTCATACAAACATTCAGATCGACGATGAAGTTATGCGTATCGCTAAGATTGATGGAACGCAGATATTCGTTACTCGTGCTTGGTTGCAATCAGTGAATGCAGCACACACCAACGGATCATCGATTCATAGGATTACTGAGGCAGATCATGCCTTAGTTGACTCTGATGACAACTTCGGATTTAATGAACTATTCAGTGATTTTACAGATGGACTCTCACGAAACCCAACCACAGGCGCAGACGAGTAAGTATGACGGCATTGAGGATGCTCTCGATGTCAAAACTGAAATCGTCAAAGATGCCACACCAACACCTGTTGTTGAAATAGAAGTAACTACTTCTACCAAAGAACAGTTAAAGAAAGACTATGAGTATACTCGTGGAAATCTTTATTCTCTGATCGAGAAAGGTCAAGAGGCAGTTGATGGTATTCTGGAATTGGCACAAGAGTCAGATCAACCAAGAGCATTTGAAGTTGCTGGCCAGTTGATTAAACATGTGGGTGATGTCGCTGACAAACTAATTGATCTACAAAAGAAGGTCAATGATATTGAAGCACCAACTAAAACAAAAGAAGTTACAACAACAAACAATACCATGTTTGTAGGTAGCACAGCAGACCTTGCTAAGTTTCTAAAAGCGCAGCAAGATAAATAATAAAAACAACCAAGTAGATAACCATGGATAGAGTTCGTGTACTTGCTACTGAGGTAACCCTCAGTGCAGCAACCAACTTAGGTAAGGCGACCGCTGTTCGTGTTGTCAACGACACTGCTGCAACTATCGTCTTAGTTATTGACGATGGTCCTGTTGTTACTGAGCGTGGAGATGGCACTAAGTATGTCGCTCTTGGATCACGTAATGCCAGTGTCGAGGCGGGTGGTGTTGTCTACTTGGAAAAAGATCCACTCGAAACCATCGATGGCACTGGTCTGAAATGTACAAAAGTAGCACGTCAGTAACATGAATTTTTTCAAAGAAGAAGAATCAGATCGTCTTAAAGATAGACGCATGGAGAGAGGTGGTGTTGGTGGTAATCAACGCTATAAGAATCAGAAACCTCTGGGTGCTCCTAATACATTTGGTAAGAAGAAACCTTCCAGTGAAACAGGTGGTCCTTCTGCCATGGATAAAGTGAAAGCAAAAATCCGTGCTAAGTACGGTGACAAAGCACTTAAAGAAGATGCCAAGATGGGCAAGCAGTCAGATGAGAAACTGGCAGCGTTACATAAGCAAGTCAGTGGTGCTGACCAGAGTCTCCCCTCTAATCAATTCATGTTGAAGAGAGTGACGAAGGAAATGAATCGCAGAAAGAAAACAACCAAGACTGAGGGATATGCCCCTGGTGATGTTGATCAGAAGGTTGGTGCTGTAACTCCTATCCCTAAGCAGGATCAGGATGATGCTCGTGCAAGAATCCTTGCTAAGGCAAAGGCTAAGCGTGCTGCACGCTTGAAGAGTGAAGGAGTAATCGTTGAAGGTAAGAAAAAGTGTAAAGAGTGTGGGGGCAAAGGATGCTCTCACTGTAAGGACAAAGGTTACATGGTGACTCACGATTGTTCAAAGAAAATTGAACATGCTGAGTGGGGTGTTGGTGAGTGTATCGCTGAAATGCACACACTAGATGAGCAAGGTAACATCACTCACTATGATGTCCTCTTTGAGCATGGTGTAGAGCAAGATGTACCCGTCGAACTTCTCACTACTTTGGTATCTGAGATGCATGAACATGCTATCAACGATGAGAAGAATGAGATTGTAGAGAAGAAAGGACTCTGGGCAAACATTCACGCCAAGCGTAAGCGTGGTGAGAAACCTGCTAAGAAGGGTGATAAGGATTATCCTGATACTCTGAAAGTGGAACGTGCTGACATGTGGCATCCAGATCCTGAGAAGGATAAGAAACTGGGTGGACCTGGTGCTAATGCTCGTGCTCGCGAGGATGGTGCTGCTGCATCTAAACCAAAGGCAGATCCTAAGAAACTGAAAGATGGTGAGTCCTACATGGACTATTCCAAGCGTCAGAAGGCAGCAAAGTCTGGTACTGCTGCTAGCAGATTAGCAGCGAAAGGTGCTAAGACTGGATCAGGTGCAGCACCTAAGGAGCGTAAGCGCGACAAGGTTGGTAAGGCACTTGGTAAACTGGTTGATAAGATCGGTGGTATTAAAAAAGAAGGACTATCCTACAAAGAGTTCTGTATTGAGGCACACCACAATGGCTGAAAAATTAGAGAACGGCACTTACAAGTGTCAACACTGTGGTCTAACCTCCCCACGTAATCATTGGAAACCCAAAGCGTGGATGGAAAAGCATGAAGCAAATTGCCCTAAAAAACCATGACAAGTTTTAAGGAATATATCTTAGAGGCAAAGAATTGCCCCGAAGGAACTAGTTACTGCAATAAGTGTGGTGCTTGTGTTCAAAAAACCTGTGACCAGAAGAAGGCCGAGAAGACGGTGAAAGAAGATGCTACTTCTAATAAGAAGATGCAACTTCAAAGAAAGCAACTCATGCTTAATCGTCAGAAACTGCAACTGCAAATGAAGTCAGTGCAGAAGAAGGATGCGTCTCAGGACATGAGCATGAAAGAAAGTGCATGGCAGCGCAAGGA